GGCCAAGACTTCTATAATCTTATATGCTTTTCCTAGTAGTTGATCGTCTTTAGGTGTAGGTGTTACAGCGCATATTATCGATGCAATCATTACAATATCAGGGATCAGATTTATCAGGGCTATCAGTTTGTCCATCGTTATTCTCCAAAGAAGTTTTAAGTTGTTGAGTACGCAGATCAATAAGAAATGTTAGATCTGATAACTCATTGGTTAATTGTATTTTCCTTCCTTGTAAATCCTGGATGCGGTACACAATATTAATCTGTTCTTGTGTCAGCTCAGATGCTTTGTATTCCTTACCATCAATGATTATCTTCCCTTCCTGGTCCATAGTTTAGTTACCTTCTAATGTTTGTATTCTTGCTTTCAAATCTTCAATGATTGCTTGCTGTTCTTGGATTGCTTTTAGCAAATAAACAGATAGCATACTGTATGGTATATTATCTGGCTGTGGTTCATCATAGCCTTCAATCTCTCTTAAATTTACAAGCTCTGGTATTTGCTCAACAACTTCTTCTGCAATTAAACCAAAGCATGAATTGCCTGTAGCTATTTCATCAAAGGTTACTGGTCTTAAAGCATTAACCTTATCTAATACTGATGGTAAGTCTTGTATGTTTTCTTTATATCTTTGTGATGAAGTTTGATAATAGATTAATCCATCTGATGTATTAAATCGTACATCTGAATTGGCACTAGCAGAACCAAGCATTGAAGGGTTATAAAGATAACCATTGCTATCAATCTTAATATCATAACGAGCATCAGCATCGTTGTAGATAAAGAAGCCACCAGAATCTATCCCCAGACTGCGATTTTCGTAAGATGTGTTGCTAAATTTTATCTGATTATTATAAAGAATAACATTACCAGAACTATCAATACGCATACGCTCTGTGTTGCTTCCATGCTTAAAGATTAAAGCATTATTATAGTGGTCACTTCTAATACTTGACCTTGTGCCACTATTATCATTAAAAAGTATGTCCCCTGCATAATCATTGGTAGCAGAAGTTTTAATAGTATATGAAGCAGTAGTACTGGTAGCACCTGTTTGTGTTATGTTCCCAGAACTATCAATACGCATACGCTCTGAGCCATTAGTTTCAAAGAGCATTGGATTAGAACCAATAGCTTTTATAGCCATACCTGTTGAGCCTTGTTGTATTTCGCTTGATAATCCTGCTGTCGTCTGGCTAAGTTTTATTTTTGCATTTGATGTTGCACTTCCTTCAAGCAGTAATCTTTCACCACCTGAAGTTCCACCTATACCTAAATTTCCAGAGGAATCCAGTCTGGCTCGCTCTGAGCCACCTGTAATAAATAAAACTGGCTTTGAAGTTACAGAGCCTATTTGTGTAGTTGTGTTAGTATCATAAATCAGCGTTTCTCTAGTTCCTGCTCTACCAATTTCTAAAGCTGCAACATTAGTTCCACTAGAATTGATCATGAAAGCAGATTCACCAGATGCAGAACTTATACCAACAGTTGTTCCTGAATATCCACGACTAAATACATCAGGCGAACTCGTGCCTATCCCAACATTCTCGCTGGAATCAATCGTGATCGCTGTAGCTGTTGCGTTATCGTCTATACCTACAGAAGTAAATGCACCATTAACAGTAGCTGCATTACTAAAGGTTACATTGCCTGTAAAGGTTCCGCCTGTTGAAGCAGGAACCATATCAGCAGTTGTAAAGGATTTAAAGGCATAGATATTTACCTCGTCATTTAAGACTGCACCTGTTGTTAATACCACACTGGTACCACTGGTAGCGGTATAATCTGTGCCATTCTCTAAGACAACACCGTTGACAGTAACCATTAAGTTACCGACAGAATAAGATAAGCTAGCAGCATTATCATCAGCACCACTGAAAGTGGTTTGGCCTGATGTTGCTGTATAGTTATAAATTAAGAATGAGACACTACCAGCACTTGTAGCAGCAATCCAGTTAGCCCCATCATAGACACGCATTTCATTAGCGGTACTATTAAAATATAAAGCACCTGCAACGAGAGCATCCCCATCATTATCTAATGTGGGATTACTGGTTTTAGTTCCCAGGTACCGATCATCAAAGTAATCATAACTAGCAGCAGCACTAGCCGCACTAGCAGCAGCCGATGTCGCTGAGTTAGCTGATGCAGTAGCACTATTAGCAGAGTTGGTCGCTGATGTCGCTGCATTAGTCTCAGATGTAGAGGCATTGCTTGCACTTGTGGCAGCAGCACTTGCACTATTAGCAGCATTAGTCTCACTCGTTGACGCATTACCTGCTGAAGTTCCAGCATTAGTCGCTGAAGTAGAGGCTGAAGATGCGCTTGATGTTGCACTGGTTGCACTATTACTGGCCGATACAGCACTAGCAGCAGCATTGGTTTCACTGGTAGATGCATTGCTTGCTGAAGTAGAAGCATTAGAAGCCGATGTTGCAGCATTAGAAGCCTGGGTAGCTGCTGATGTAGCAGAATTACTTGCGTTGGTTTCTGATGTAGCAGCGTTAGAAGCACTGGTACTAGCAGCACTGGCTGAATTACTTGCATTAGTTGCGCTTGTTGAAGCGTTAGATGCTGATGTAGAAGCAGCACTCGCACTTGAAGCGGCAGCAGTAGCAGAATTAGCTGCATTAGTTGCAGATGTAGTTGCGCTCTCAGCGTCCACTACAAGGTCATAATAAGACGAATTTGCGTTACTGCTTAGTGGGGTACTACCACTACTGGTATGTGCGGTATTTACCCTATATACGTTGTTATTAGAGCCATCTTTAACCAGGTCCCTAACTGTATATGTTGTACCTGCTACCCAATTACCTCTCCAGTTACCAATATCTTCACCGACCACTGGGTTACCACTGCTATCAAAGGCCAGGGTTTTACCTGCTCGGCTTGATTTTAAGGGTAGGGTTAAGTCTCCATCTTCGTCAGCAATGTTTAGTTTCATAGCCCGATCAAATCTTTCATCAAGCTGTTGCACCATGATTACATTACTGTCTAATTGTTCATTTAATGAGGACGCTAATAGATCACCAGCAGTTACAAAGTCTGTGGTTCTTGATAATTCTCTACCACCTACGATGGTTAATAGGTCTGCCAAGACCAGGGCAGTACCATTTCCACTGCCTGTTAAGGTAACAGATCCCGTACCATTAGCATTAATAGTAACAGTATAATCTGTTGTTAAGGTTAATAATGTGCTATTCTTGTAAACTACAATATCTGTGTTTTGTAAGATATTGAAATTAAAAGCAAAAGGCCCCAAGCCAGTATTGTTGGTATATTGTGTCCGTCTGGTTACCGGGTTAATTGAAATGTCTGCCATTATAATCCTCTACTAATCTACATTACTAATGTATTTCCCATCATTATATACTACATGACGAGATGGTTTAAAAATATATTCTTGTCCTTCTTGTTCTACTCTTTCTTCTACCCTCCTGAGATATCCAGGATTTAACATTTCTTGCATTTGATAAAAGAATAAATAGTTTGCTGCTTCTCTAAGATAGAAAAGATTTCCACCAGGTATGTTATTACTTGCAAGTCTTAGCAATTCTCTTGGCCTATCTGCTTCTGCGCCGAAAGCTGTATAACCAAATCCTATAGCAGTTAAATCAGATAGTGTTCCTACAGTTGGACCAAGCATACCGATTAATGGATCTTGTCCATAAGCTGCTGCTCGGCTAAATAAGAAATCACCATACAAACCAGCAGCACCACTTCTTAAAAATCCTTCATTTAATAAATTTAAATCAAATGGTTTTGGCTCTCTACCTCTGGACAATTCATAAGCTTGTTGAGCGAATACGCCAGCAATCGTCATGCCTGCTGCTAATTCTGTAATACCCTGGATTCCTCGCCATTGTAAATTTTTTAAACCTTTCTTTTGGCTTTGTCCGTAAGCATATCTTTGTCTACCTAATACTTGTGTATGATAAACCATAGGGAAAGCTTTAAACTGCATAATGGTTCTTATCGCTTCTCCTTGCCAGGTACCAGATCTATAACCACCCGTTACAATTGTTTGTACTTTTGCGCCTGGTGTGGGTACAGCAATACTGGATTCATTATCCAATAAGGTAATAAGATTAAACTTTAATTCATCAGCAGTTTTTTGGCTTAAACCAAGCTCATCAAATTTAGCAGGGGATATATAATTTTTACCATCAGGGTAAGTCTTAACTGCTTTCCTTACAATATCCCAATTAGATTTCGTAATATTATATCTTTCTAATACTGCACGTAGATCACCATCTACACTTGTCCATTTCCTAGATGATTGTTTTGCTATATCTCTAGCAATAATCATAGCTATTCCTGTCTTAGCATTTTCAGTCCAAGGTTTTAACAAGTTCAATTTAAAATATTTTTCTGCTGACCTAGACATGCGTCCATTCAAAGAATCAGTTGCTCCCATCCTGGACATATAAGAACCCAGCATATTTTCTAAACCAATCGCAACAAATTCTCCATAATTCTTTAAATCTTTTTTTGCTACAAGACCAACATATAATGCTGAAAAGGCATTACTTAATGATTTCCCTAAACCATTACCTAAGGATCTTTGTTGGGAAGTCATTGTCATAACATCTGAAATACTTGTAATAACAGCACTTCCTAGCTTTGCCATTGTTTGCAATAAGCGAATACCTTGCATGGTTTCAGCAAACAATTCATTCTCTGCAACATTGGTATAACCAGAAACATAATCTAAATAGGTTTCAAGTTTAGGTCTTAATCTATTACCTTTACCTTTACCATTCCTATCTAAGTTATTAACCTGTTGTTCATCAATAGTTCTAAATTCATTTTTAAGATCTATTTTTAATCTATCTAATATGTATCCAGGATTAGGGCCAAAGGTTTCTAATAATCCTACTTGTCTTGCGGTAGCTTCTAAATCCAACATAAATGATTCTTGAAAACTTTTAATCCTGCCAAACTGTTGGTTATAATCAAACCAGTCAGCACCGCTTTTAAATACAAAGATTCTTTCTTGCTGTAAACGATTAGCTAAATTGCTAGGTAGATCCTTCAATTCATATAAACCAGAAGCAGCAGTTCTTGATGTATTTAATTTAGGAGGACTGATAATATTTACATAAGCAATTTCTAAGAACTCATCTATATCTATATTAGCTACACCCATTTTTTCAAAATCTAATTTATCTTTTAGCATAGCTAACCATTCATCTTTATTTTTCTGAATGATAGATTTGTTATGGGTTTGCCGGGTTATATATCCCTGGAGATCTTTTATATTTGCGCCAGCATTATTTTTTCTTAATCGAAACTCATTATTAAATTTACTAATTATCTGTGCTAACTTATAAATGTTATCACTTACAGGTGTTCTTAAGTTTTCCCTAGGTACAGGGATCTCTCTATTAATTTGTTGTATAACATCAGTCAATGCTCTTGAATCGTCTGGTGTTAAATTCCTCCATAAATCTAATAGATCTGTTTCTACTAATCTTTGCATAAGCTTACTGATATATGCTTTTTTAATTGTTGCACCTATTTGCGATGCACCAATGCCTGCACCCTCAAAGAATTGTGGTATTTCTACCAATGCACTTTCTATACCAAGACTGACATCACCAGTAATTTCATAAGCTTTTAAAGATCTTTTGCGTAAATTTTCATATTTAAGTAATTGTAAAAGATGCTGCCTGACCTCTTGCTTAAAATCTGCTTTTAATTCATTGGCAATTTTTATACCTTCTTCGTTTATTTCATCAATAAGATCTCTGGATAGTGGTGCATTTCTATCAACTTCCCTAGACAATCTCTGATCTATAGTTTTTCTTAATCTTTTTTCAATCTTTTCAATTAGTGGTATAGATCTTTTTGCGCCTGTCAATTTTATAAAAGCATCTTTCATTTTCTGTAATGCTTGTGTACGCATGGTTAAACCACCAGAAAGATAAGCAATACCTTCTTCTATAATCTCATCTATAGAATTATTAAACTGTTCTTTATTTGCAATGACTTCATCTATTTCTTCTTTAACTTTAAGCACAGCATCATCAGCATCTTTTGTTAATTCATCTATTCGGGTTTGTAATGTTTTAATAGAATCATCAATATTAGTTATGTCTTGCTGCTCTAATCTTTTTGTTTCATCTTCAATAAGTTTTAAATCGTCTGGGTGTACTTCTTCTTTAATTCTTTCATTGACTCTATTAGAAATAACTTTATCTGCTTCTTTACCGTAAACAATGCTATCAATACCACCATTAAGATCTTTAAGTGCGGATCTTTGTGTTGCATCAACGCCACTTCTTATAATTACTGAATCAGCTTTTACTTTACCACCAATAAGATCTACATCGTCTTTAGCCATATTAATAGCTATGCCATACTCTTTACCACGTGCTGTTGGTATTTCTACCACCTGGCCTAATGTAGTTTTTAATTGTGGATCAAACATTAATGGATCTGCATTAATTGCAGCCATTGCTTCTTCTTTAGTTTTAAAAGTTAAAACCTTGCCATTTTCTTTTTTAGCAATCTCGCCTGGTATTCTTTTAACAATGATATAACCAGACACAGGGGTAAATCCTTCGGCTGCTTCGGCAGGTGTCAGTAATGTTTGCTGATAAGGTATAACTTCTTCGCCTTCACCTTTAACTCTTTCTGCATTACCTTTCTTTGAATATATTTTTACCTCACCTTTTGCATCGGTTCTTATAACAACAGGTTGTAAATCTTCTTTTAATTTATCTGGCAATGAGTTTATACTTTGATAATTGATTCCTTTATGAGTAACTATAGGAATAGAACCTCTTGCATCAAGATTAACTATATCTACCTTGCCTGTTAATAATCCTTGGTTAAGTGCTAATCGTGCAGTCTCAGATAAATAACCATCATTATATGATGCTCTATTATATCTACGTTCTATTCTGGCTGCTTGTTGTTCGGCTGTTCCCCTGGAGAATCTACCACCCACAAGACCTATACCAGAACCTAATACTGAACCTATACCTACGTTCATTAAAGAATCAATCATAGATATATCCATTTGTGTTTGATTGCCTAATGCTACATATAATGGTTCTGTCATTAGGGCACCTGCTGTACCTTCAACAAATCCTTTTCTTAATCTACCGACATACTTGCCTGACTTTCTAATCCACCCTGCGTATTTAGCAGGACCGACTACAGGAACAAATGCTGAAGCTAATTCTAATGGATCAACAGCAAAGCTTGCTAATGTAGCACCAAAAGTTAATACGCCGGGAACAATACCAGTTGGACCTCTTTCCATTAAAGCCTGTCTGGTTTGTCTTTCTATTTGTCTATTAATAATATAGTCAACTCTTTCCTGGCCCATCGGTTCTTTAAATTCATAACCGTATTCTTTGTATGCTTCATTAAGATCTTCAGGTGTTCTAATCGTACCTAATTCTATTTGTTGATTAACTGCATCAGTTCTTAATTGTTCTATTTGTATAGATAAAGTTTGCGCTTCATCTCTTAGCTCTTGTCTTTGTGCGTCAGGAATAGTAAATCCCCTACGTGCTTGAGATTGTATATAGTCATTAATTTCATTGCGTCTTTGTACATAAGGTGCTGCATCTTGCTCTAATTGATTTATAACATCCTGGGGTAATTCCCTTGCAGCCATCTCACGTTCACGTACTAAATCTATTGTAAGATCAGTTGTTGGAAACCAATCAATCGAACTTAGTTTAGTACCAAGACCAACACGTAAATTACTACCCATAGATGCGTATAGTTCTGCATCTCGTATTAATTGTCTGTTTCTAATTCTTTGCATAATTAAATAGTACTTTTGCCAACACTATACTGTAATGATTCAGGGAACATTATAGAAATCACTGTTATCAATAAATTCATATGGAACGGTATAGCTATAATTTATAGCTTCAGGTAATAAATTAGGAAACTCAGTAAATTTATATTCAATATATTGAGGTTGCGACAAGATATTAATAGCTTCTTCTCTTGGTATTGGAATCATATTTTCATGTAATTGAATATCATACTGTCTTAATTCTTCATGTGTTTCTGCTGTTGGCCATCTAATACCAGATGCAATAGCTCTACTTCTTGCTTCTTCTTCGTTAAGAATTTCACCATCCCATACTGAAGGTATCAATGTAGGTCTACCATTAATATCTACTTGTCTTGTGTACACAGTAGATAATGAACCATCTGCATTTAGCACAGCTTTATCTTCGGCAATATTCATATAATGATGAGACAATATAGGATCCATTTTTCTTTCTACTGGTAATATAGTTCTTGAGCCTGATGTTTGCTCAAACGCTAAAACAACACCATCGCCTGTTTCATTGGTTATAAAAATTCCACGATCTTGTAAATTATTCCGCAGAATCTCTTGGCTTGTTTCTTCTGTATATCCCATAGATTCATGACGAAAATCTATATCATTTAAGATGGATTCGCTTTTTAAGTAATTAAATACATTTTGTGTTGCTATAGGTTCTAATGGCATATCTAATGGAATGATTGCTTTTTCAATTATATTTTCAAAAAATACTTCTGAAATAGATTGTTCAATAACTTCATCTATTGGTGCTTGAAAATTTGCTATTAATTTACTTGCAGCATTTTTTTGCGCAAGAGTAACTAAATCATTATATGATGATATATCAAATAGCTCATTGCCTGCTTGCATAGCTGATAAATGATCTTGTACAACTTGCGATGCTTCTATTCTTACTTTTAAATCATTTGTATTAATAAATGTTGGAACATTATTTATATCTAGCTGTGCTGCTCTTATTAAAGATGTTTGTATATCTGCTCTGTTTGGTAATACGTTAGGATCTCTTGGTAATTCCATAGCCCTTAAATACCCAATGTCCATTCCTAAATCTTCTAATTGATTAAGAACCCTGACTTGTATATCTTCATTTTCTGGCGAAGTAAATATTCCCATTATGCCTTTTATTTGATCTAAGCTAGTAGCTGGATCTTCTAATGTGCTTTTAATGACATTAACAAAATTATTAGTGAAATATTTTCTTTGTGATTCAGGTGCATCAATCGAATCATAGAAAGCATCTAATGATGCAATAGATAATGTTAATCTTTGTCCTATGTCTTGACTGCCACTTTCTATGGCATCAATTAAATTATTTTGAGTTTCTTCTATATTGCGATCTCTATTAATGGCATTAGCAACGGGATCTGCATTTCTTTGGTTTTTAATATTATTGATAATAGTTGTTAAAGCATTATGTTCATTGACTCTTAAATCATAATTCTCATCACGTACTTGTAAACTTTCTTGTGATATTCTTAGTTCTTCATCAAGTTGTGCATCACTCATATTCATAATATTAGGTACACGACTTAATACGCTCACAGTGCTTTGTATTTCTCTTTGTTGGGGTGGGCTTAATAATGCAAATCTTTCTGGATCAAGAGGCATCATTGTTTCGCCAGGGTTATTTTGCACATACAATAATTCATTTTGTAACTCTGCATAATACTGTGTAGTTAGCACACTGAGATTAGCCTGGTTCTCTCTTGTTAATGTGTTTTGCAATCCTTCTATTTGAAGTGAATTAAGACTACCTACACGTGCAGTTGTTAAAGAATCAATATAAGCTTGCCTTTCTTGCAATGGCATACCTTGTATGGTGTATTTTATATCTGACAATGCTGTTTGATTATCTACAGCATTTAACATACTTTGTATAGCTGAAGGTGATAAGTTATTATTATTTTGTATAGCTAATTTCCACCCATTAACAGCTTCTTGCACATCGGCAGTTAAACCATTTTGTGCAATTTTTATTTCAAACTCTCTAATAAATGCGTTGTTATATGATGCAAATTCAGCAGCCCTCTGTTGCGTTTCTATATTTGTATAAGTATTTAAATACCTAGCGTTTTTATCTGCTGCTAAACTATCAAGTCTTTGTCTTAAGTTTGTTGCGACCTCTGGGTTGAACGCAGATAAACTAGCTGAGAATCCATCAACAACATCTTGTAATTGATTGGTTACTAAAGTATGTTCAATTCTTTCTTGCTCTGCTGTATTGATTATCCTTTCCATTTCAACAAGAGCAGCACCATAAACATTGTTAGCACCTATTTCATTTGCCATAGCATAAGCAGCTTTCTCTCTTGTTCCGCTTGGCCCACCTTTCTCAGATACTTGTGTTAAATATTCATTAACACCTGTTGGATCTAATTCAAGAATAGATCTTTGTCCTTCTTGTATTCTTTGTTCTGTTAATCTTGTATTAACAAATGTTTCCATTTGCTGTAGGCTACGTACAATCATATTGCTACGTGCAATACTTTCTGTTAAATCGGCTCTACGCACAGGTCTAGGTTGAGCCATGTCAACGGTTGGCCTTCTATATCTTGGTAATTGAGCCATCTATATCTCCTATCTGTTCTCGTATAATTTAAGAACTGTTTGCCCTAAATTAATTATTGCTTGCGTATCTGCTGTCTTTCTTGCAATTCTACCTGCTTCAGCATAAGCAGCAGATTGTGCGTCTAAACCAGCAGATACTAAATCTGCGTTTTTTTTGCTTTGATAGCTTGCACTTACTGCTTCAGCCATAGCGTATTCACCTAATAATGCAGGATTACCACTGGAAACTTCTATACCATTAGCCGCAGCATTAGCATTAATAGTTGCCATAGTTTGTGCTACATCTCTTAATATCTCAGCACCTTGCTGTCTATATGCTATAGCAGCACTACGACCTTGTAACTTTGCATCGGCTGCCGCTTGATCGTATTGCTCTTGTTGTAATTTGCCAGCTTCTCTTGTTTGTTGTACTTGATATAAAGATAAAGCAGTCATTGCTGTTGCAGCTTTATTTGCTAATATCCATTTACCTGCTGATGCTAATAATTGCCACATATTAATTACCTATACTCATTCGATATTCTAATCCTAATAATGTCATCTTTAATGGTACAGTCTGAGTGATTGTTATCTGACCTGTATCACTAAAGCCTAATAAACCATGTACAGTCTTAACGCCTGTATATTCTTCTATTGGTTGATCCAATACTGCTTCACCAAAGTTTCTAAATGATATTTCTGTACCATTTATATTTATACTTTGTGTTTCATAAACTAAAGCATCTATTTGTATTATACGCTTTTTAACACCTTGCACACTGCCCGTTGATAATCTTGGCTCAGTAGGCATCGTTACAATAGATACTGTAAAGTCTAATCCGACTTCATAACTAGATGTTGCTGCAGTATCAAAGGTAACTGTAAAGGGTGATGCAGGTACAGTCTGACTGTTCTCAATCGCACCATCTCTAATGATTGCTATTTCTTTAGCTTCTAAATGCGTTACATTAACACTAGCTGCTGCACCCCCAGTTAATGCACTATCTAATGTAATCGTATTATCAAACTTCTCTAGGAAGTATTTAACAACACCATTAATAGTTCTTTTAACAATGACATAAACATCATCTATTTCTACAGCTACAGCCTGGAATGTACCATCGGTTGTAAACTGGCTAGGTGCAATAACATTCTGTACAGCTAATATAGAATAGACTGTCATAGATCCATCATCTGCATTAACAATAAATAATCTATCAGTTTCGTCTGTGCTAGTAGCTCGTCTAATAGCCAGATCAGTTGGTGTCTTAATAAGATGTGAACTTAATACAGATAACGTAGTTGACTGATAACTGTTTGTTGAATCTGTATATTGGAAACTAATAAGTGATTTGCCTTGTCTTTGTACAAATACTGTCGCACCGTTTAAATCTTCTATAGGTACACCAGGCTTACTACCGTATCTTGATTGTGCTTTAACCTGGAAGTTAGATGGAGTAATAGGTTCTCCAAATGATTGTGCTACTACAAATTCAGATGCAGTAGTAAAGATTCTTAAATCACCTGATGAGGTAATATTAGTAATAACGTTAAGCTGATTGGTATTAATCGTAGCTTCGACACCTTCATCATCTAATGCAGTACCAGGATCAAAGTTAAAATAATCAGCAATCCTTGAACCCCATATTGTGTTAGGTCTTTTATTAGTACCACCAAAATATAATCGTTGTTGATGGAAAGTTACAGCTTTAGGCCATCCTCTAGTATTAGACCAAGTATTTTCATAACCATTTTCAAATTCCCAATTACCAGAAGTAATGGCTGATGTATCAAAAAATGGTATGACGACATAAGCTTTAACTTCAGTATGACTTACAAATTCAACAATTCTTGCTCTGCCAAATCCATTTTTAACATTAATATAATTTTGTTCACCATTGGTTTCAAAAGCATTAATAGAATAACTTGAGGTTGCATCGGGTGCTGTATCCCAAGCTGGATAAACTAAAGCAACTTTAGTTGCTGCAACATAATCATGTATATGCCTTTTTTGTCCTGCGCCTGTTCCTGATGTAATATGTATCCACATACCATTAGGTTGGTCATCAGATGTAAAGCTAGTTGCACTTTTTAATGTAATTGTATCTGCACTACCTGCCTGCGCATTCCCCGTATCTGTCGTTACTCCTGATGCTGTAATAGTAATATTACCCGTTGTTGCGCTAGGTGTAATAGTAAAGGTAGGATCGTGATAATCCTCGGCGAATGGATATTGTGGAATAAAAGATAAATCTAATGGTTCAAATGTCCATTCAGTATCAGCATCACGTACTAATCTGTGTGGATGTAAATCACCATGAGCAAGGATAATAGTATCAATCGCTTGCGTATAATTGAGTTCACTAATCATATCTGCTGTTATGGCGGTAGCTGTTATATAATCATTTCCTGACGCATTAATGTTGGTTTGTAATACACCTGCTTTAAATACATAAATACGACCAGCTACAACAACTAAGGTATAACTATCATTGACACTAAATTCAAAAGGTATGAGCTTGAACTTGGTAAAACTACTACCGAAGTCATGTATAAACTTAAGACCATCTCTGCGCTTTACACCGCCTTGTGGTTGTACATATACATTAGTTGCTGTTTCTAAAGCGTTTTGATATTGGTCAAGATCGGTTCTTGCTTTTAGTAATGGATCAAGTTCGCCAACACTGAAGTTCGTCTGAAACTGAACGATCTTAGCCATCTTAACCTCTTACATCTATAAGCGAATAATCCTCAATAACTTCTGGTGGTTTGCCACGACTATCCGTATTCATTGCTTGTCTAAATAATCCACCTCTAAGATTTTCTCCAGGTGTACCAAAAGCTACATTGTTATAATAATCTGCTTTAGATATTTGATCTGTAATCACTACTGATAATTCAGCAGCTAAAGCGTGTTTAAGTAGATGCACAAAGTATGGTGGCATTTTACTTTCTGAAACTGTGTATTGATAATCTATATAGATTGTGGGTAAGTTTGTGAATAACTTATCTTCGTATATTTCCCATCCATGATGTAATGGTCTTTCTGTATTACCATTACTTGCAAAAACTGCAATAACTCCAGACAACATATCTCCTGGCAGTTGATAGGATTTACTCCATTCATTAATAGGAGCAGTTACTAACTGTCCTAGTTCTACTTTTTTCATACTCCATGACCAAGGATATCGGCCAATCAAAGTATCTCTTACATCGTAATATAAACGACTACAGGCTTGTGCTGCATCTGTTCCCTCTGTAAACGAGGAAAGGGGCGATGCCCCCATTAGTATTAATGCGTCTGAACAAATGCTTAAGTCTGTATCGCCTGCTGCCATAAATAAATCCTAAGTAGGTAGGGGGCGGTTAAGCCCCCATACCCGGTTGGTTTAGTCAGAGTCTGTAGAAGTAACTGTCAAACCGTCAGTGACGTCAACAACGCCACTTGCATTTGAAGCTACATAACAGATACTCACTGCTTGAGTTCCACCAGTTGATGATCTCACGAAGATAATATCTCCAACGTTAAGTACGTCAGATAGGGTATTGAAATACCCAGAAGTATTTATATCTCCGATTGCATCTGCTGATGAATATGCGTATAAAGCCACGCTGTTACCTGCTTTAGAAGCAGAAACAGTTGACCATCCAGTTGATGAATATGCCATGATCTACCTCCTTTATTCAGTACAGCTAATTTGTACAATGCCTTCATCGTCAATAGCGATTGCGCCAGCAGAGAACATTGAGCTTACTAAGAAAGATGTTTTCTCAGGAACATAGTTCACTTCGGTTTTTTGCGCCATTGATTCTGCATAACCTAAAGAATCTTTATGCCATGCATAGCAAGTACGAGTTGATGGTTTTGGAAGTCCACCTTCATCACGATCACCCATGGTTAGGATGTTGAAGCCCATGAACGTATTGATTTCGCCACGTACAAGAGCTTTCACAGCAGCATAGTCTGCGCTGGTGATTTCGGTTTCGCCTAATAGAGCATCTAGTTGGCTAGCGTGCATGAGAAGATATCTGTCCTCGGAAGGAACATTGTTCTCATTTAGTGCTTTAGCAGCAGCACGTAGTTTTTCGATGTTCATGTTTGTGCCTGCGCCACCTACAGAAGTAGCAACAGTTGATGGGCTAGATGCTGCATCAAGTGCGTCTATGCAGATTTGATCCATTCTTCTAGCGATTGATTTTGATACTACCTCAACGAGTTCTCTCCTCTCATCAAAGTTGATGTGAGATTGATGGAAAATATCGCTGTATTCTGCAGCAATATAGTCTGTCAATGAGAGAGAGACTTGTGAGTAAGTAACGTTTAGAGGTGTTACATCAGTTTGTGGAACACGTACACTTGCAACACCTTTGCCAATTTTTGGGAATTTGACGGTGTTACCTTGTACATTTGAGCGAGTTCTCATTGTGCCACGCAATAATGCTTCACCTTGGTACGCTTGTTTAACTTCTGATTCAAACAGAGTTACAAACGCTGTGCTTACATTTTGAGCCATTGGTACTCTCCAATAAAATTAAAAAAAAATAATTAACTTATCGCACACCGTTAGCCATAGAGGGCGGTTACTTGTAGGTTATAGACCTACCGACTAATGGTTTCACCACGTAGTTGGGCCGAATGGTTATCCAACACTCTATTTGTAAACTAAAACAATAATTTATGCAAGCTTTTTAACTATTTGCTTCCATCCATTGTTTCTCTATTCTCTGTCTCCAGGCTGTATCTGTTTTCCATCTAGGGTCTGCAATGGCTTGTTCTAAGTCTAATTTAGATATTTGTGGGGTATCTACCATAGGCTTGACAGGTATAGATTCATTGGTAATGGATTGATGGTATTTTAAGAAAGCATTGATAGCATCTGCGCTATTTAGAGTATTAGCTAATGTATCTCTTTCATTAGGTGTAAGAGGTGCTTTAGTTAATAATCTTTCTGCCATAGCTATTTTTTCTTTACCGTTCTGTCCAAGTTTTTGCATTTCAGATTGCAAATTACGTTCTTGTTGTTCTGCAATATCTTTATTAACTGCAAAGACTTGACTGGTTAGATTATCAAAGGCTTGTTGACTGATGCCATTCTCTTTAGCCCATGCGCTAAGAATAGCAAGGCTTGGATCTTCTGGATCTAACCCATCCTCAACCAACGCTTCAATGTTGTAATTGCCTTCTGGAGCCTTGTGCTTTCCTGAACGGAATTGCTTTTCGAGTTCGTTGTAGCTTTTGGCGAGCTTTTCAACGTCTGGACCTTCTTCACCCCAGAATTTTTCTGGGTAGTAATCGGGTCTTTCGATTTTTTCATTTTCTTCTTGGTTGTGTTTTTGATTGTTGTCATCAGCTTTTACCTCGTCATATACAGGAATAGGTGCTTCTTCTTGAGAATCGTTATCTACTTCCTGTGGGTTTACTAATCTTTCTTCTTGTTGCTCTTGTACTTGTTCTTCAGACATTGCTACTCCTTTCTATTCTTTTTTCAATCATTCTTACAATTTCCATTGCACCTGAACGTGCATATCCCAAACTGGGATCTTCGCCAGGCGACCATGTTGGTCTTTCAATGGTAATATTTCTAAGGTGATTGAGAACTTTTTGACCTTCTGGTGATTTAAAAACTTTACCGTATAAGATATCTATATCGTCTGCTTTGGGTTTATCAACTAGCCCAGGGATCAGACTTTCCCATCCTTCCCATCCTTCCTCTGCCATAGTTACTTAGCTTATGCTCCTCCTTGTGTTGGTGCTACTTGCTGTTGCTGTTGCATCATTTCTTGCAACTGCGCCATCGCTTGTTGTTGTTCTTCTTGTGTTGCCAACAATCCTTGATCTATGCCTAATTGTGAAGCAACAAATTGTAGGATTCTTGGAACACTTAAAGTTAATTGACCTTGTGTACCCATGCTGTTTGCTATTTGCATATACTGGATCACATCATTAACTTCTTGAAGCTTTTGGGCCTGGGCTAATGGTGATACTGGAGTTACTTTAACTTCAACACCATCGACTTTTAACGGTAAATCTATAATACCTTGTTGATCCATAACGTATAAGGTTCTTGAAACAATAGGAATCATAGTCTCTGTAATTAAACGACCAAAGGCAGAACCTAAATTAGTTGCTAATTCTCTGGTTCTTTCTGCTATTTCAGTAGCAGATCTCGCACTCATGTTGTCAGGCGGTAAGGTATCATCCATAAGAATCTTTTTAATATTCATACGTAGATCATTAATCACAATCTGACTGATATTAAAATCACCTGCTCTTGGTAAAGGTGCTAATGATGGGCCTTGAGGACCACCGTTTCTAGCAACACTTATAATTGCACCTGGTTGAATCTTAACATTCTGTGGATTAAGTACACCATCATCAGATGCAAGATAAACACCAGCAATAGATAGGCTTGCATTTTTAAGAACAAGCTCTACGGTTTTATTTAGTGTTTTAATATCTGGTATAGCAGTAACCAATGGTCCACGACCATAGACTTCACCTGCTACTTTCATATATCTAGCTACAACAAAAGGACTAGACTTCATGTATTTAAAAAATAATTCTTGTGATTTAGCTGGCCATACTACGTGATAACAATACTGTCCTGATTCATTGTCATAAATCACACAGTCAATAAGATCTACATCTTGTTCTGGTCTGTTATTAATCACTTCTTGCAGTTGTGGACTGATCGTTGCTTCAGGAAACTCAACAGGAATACTCTCTGCTTTAAGTCTTAGCTTACGATAAACATTATCAACAGTACCGTTAGCACCTTCTTCAATAGCAATAAGGTATTGAGGTATGGCAGTAAATCTAACAGGTGTTGATTCATCTCCCGGAGTAATCATCATTACGCCTGTACCTACAGCTAAGTCTAATAAGAACTCACCCATAGCTAAATCAAAGCTGGTCTGCCTAAGTGTGTCGAATAATAAATCCGTATAGTTATCTAAGATGGTTTGTGCTTGTTCTTTTTGACCTTGGGGGATTGCACTACCAGCTTCTAAACGACACCATTGTTTATAAGGAGGAAACAGACCAGCCTGTAATCTGTTTGCAAATCTTTGTGTAGCATGAACTGCTGTTGAGTCAAATACTCTAAGCATTTTACCTTTACCTGCAACTTTACCTTCGTAATATCCGCTATACAGATTTCTTTGAGGTAGCGCAAATTCATAGCAATCTTCATAAATTGTTCGCCATTCATCTTTACGAGCTTGTGCTTTAGCTTCTCGTTGCATTATATTTTTTACATCTAATCTAGCCATTTACTTTGCCTTATTTCGTTTACTAATTGCAGCAGCTTTCGCTCTAGCATCTGCCTTTGACGAAGCACCCCAGGCCTGTAAAGACAAAAGCAATCTTGTTGGTCTGCCCTTGGAATCTCTTTCAGGCCCAGGATTGCCCGCCATTCGAGCCAGGAAGGAAGCTCGTCTGGGATTATCGCCTGACTTAACAGGAGGCTTCAAATTAGCACCTGTCGTACGTTTAAAGTAAGCACGACCTGCTGCAGTCAAACCGCCTGATGGACTTTTATGTTCTTTTTTCATTTAGTACTTTTTCTTTTTCTTTTTCATTTGTTTCTCTATCTACCAAATAAAGATAAACCTTTTCTTGAATTAGATTGCAGAGAAGGTTTAGGTTTTCTTGGTGGTTTAGGTTGCTTCACTGGTGTTTTTTTGGGTATATTTTTATTACCTGTTTTCATAATATTTCCTTATTTAATAAATAATAATCTTGTTTTCTTTGCAGTACGTGCTGATTTTTTAAAAGCATCAGCAGTAGGTGCGCCAGCTTCACCTGGCTTTCTCATCTTTTCGCCAGATCCTTCTGCTATTCTTTTACGTTTAGCATGGATGTTAGCGTATAAACCTTTTCTTACCGCCATCTTTCTTCTCCACCCATTGCTGTATATCCTGCTGCTATGTTTTCTTTAGCAGTATATGCTTTCTCAGAATACTGAGGTGGTCTTAAATAATCAGGGACCAATCTATATTCTTCAGGTACATCCCTCCAAGATATTAATTGATTTTTACCATTTGCTTTTGTTGGCGTTGTTGCAGTAGCAGTAGCAGGTGCTAACTTCCTTGGTGTTGGGAAAGCATACTTGCCAAATAACATTCTAATACCGCCACGCCTTTTAACTTGACCACGATAAAATAATTGTCTCCTTGCTTCTGTTTCTAAATCTGCTGCAAGTTGTGCTGTACTATCTAAAACATCTTCTATTGTGCCTGGGCTTGGAGGTTCTTTACCGACAGGATCTACAGTAAAATCTGGTTCAGTTGGACTTGGTGTATATCTTGATGGTGTACCTACTCCAGTTTGAGATGCAATATTAGATACCACTTGAGATATGCGATCATCAATAGGTAATATTGATTTACCTGGTACAAAAGAAACATCTGCCGCTATATCTTTTTCAATTTTAGCAATACCTTCATCCAGATATTTAGCAGGAGTTTTAACAACTTGTGTTTTATTTAAACGATCTCCTGGTCCCATATCTGGTAAAGATGGTGCCATGTCTGCACCAAATATTTCTTTACGATTTATAAGAGGTGGCGTTTGTCTTGGTGGTATGAGTGGCACTTGGTTTGCAACAGTTTTAACAACTGGTTTGGTTTTAACAACTGGTTTTTTAGTTATTGGTGCTTGTGGTATTTTTTGTATATCTTTAGCTTTTTGTTGTTGCGCATTTGTTGTTATCAGTGGTGTTCCACGTGAAACAGTAGGAGTAGGCGCAGGCTTACTGCTTGTCCATTCTCTAACTGATTGAATATAATCTAAACCTGAATCAAAGTTAGCTCTGACTGGTCGTTTAGTTTCCCATTGTAGTAATTGATTTTTAGGTACAGCCAATTAATTTTTCCTATTTACAGTTCGGGCTAACATGAAGTAATCATTTCCTTCTGGTCCATAATTCTTCAAGGTACCCTCTATTTCAAAACCAATACTCTTGACAAAGCAAAGAGTTCTCTCATTGGGTACTGTAACCTGAATCTGTAAACGGTTCAAGCTAAAATCTTTTATAATGATATCAATAAGTTCTGATATTTTACTCATGTGCGATATCAGAAACATATCATCATTGTCTGATGGCATCATCCATAGCTCACCTACACCCTGCCATAATAGCTGAACGCCAAAGCAACAGAGGATATCTCCATCAGATATGTAGGTATATGATAGCCCATCATGGTTAAAGTTTGTTTTATAATAGCCTTTGGCCAGGCTTTCTATGTATCGGCTCTCGTATTGCGCAATGTTTACGTTTTCTAAATGTCTTTCTCTAAAGGGTAGGATTTGGAAGTCAGGATGAATTACAGTATTTTTTAATATTTCCATTATATAATCTCAAAGTCAGTATCCGCAGTAAACATACCACCAGATGATTGATAAGATCCTCTGCGTAATCGTCTTTGTTCACCGCCACCTAACATGAGATAGCCAAAAGCATCGCCTACGTGAGAATGTTCGTTCTTAACGGGTTGGTCTTTAAA